AGAAGTTAGGCGACGACAACATTGCTACGTGAGTACGCCAGATAGTCAGCGTTGACATACTGGCTGAACCGTGTCACGTCAATGCCTTTCGCAAGTGTCATCAGACCTAACTGAGTCTCGATGGCCTTCTGGACTCCAACAGGAATTCCCCAAGTTGCCTCAAGAAGTGATCTCGATTTCTCACCAATTGCAACTTTGGCGAAGTCCCGTATGCAGTTTGTAAGGTCCCCAAGATACGGATCTAGCACAACGTGCGTCCAATAACTGTCCATGCCAGGGAAGTCAAGACGATACCCAACGTGTGCTGTTAACTCAAGAACCTTTACTGCCCAAACATGCACAATAGGACATCCAGCATACTCCGCAAGCGCTGACATCGCCCGCGCTTTAAGGAGCTCAAGCTTGGTCCTCAAGGACAGATGCTGGTAATTTCCCAGCAACCAGGCAGATTTTGAAAGGAACCAAATAGGATCACAGAGATTGCGACAATCAGATGGATCGAAAACATTGCCGCAAAATTGGGCTTCATGAACAGTCGGTGGTGTCTCAAGTTTGACATCAAAGCCAAGATCGGCAAAGTCGGAAACACCTGGAACCTGGCCAGATGGGGAAGGCTCAACGACAAAAATGCCGTCATCACCCTCCACCATTCCTGTGAAGTGGCAATGGGCTAGGTGACAAGCATAAGCCATTACCAGAAAATTAGTGACTGAATTCCCCAGAGATGTATGCATGTCGCCAGATTGGCGTGCACCTTTAACCTCTGTGACAAAGTGTCCATTTTCACCAAAATTCCGGCGTGAAGTGACTTTCCTCATGTATTCAACAATAACACGAGCCTTGGCATTATGCTTGGCAAGAAACGAAAAGATCTGGAGCTCAACTGCATTCATTATCTCAGGCGAGACATGTGCCTCCCATGCAGTATGATCTGTGGCAAAAACAACAGAAGAAGGACCGACAAGCTCCTCCAGCTTCAGCAACAAAGCTGGCCTCTCCGAAACAGGAACACACTTGATACCAAGAGGAAATCCATTGTGCTGGACTTTGTAAACGAACTTCTCGTAGAAGTGCACAAGAGGCCCAATGAGAACCTTGAAAGCATCAGGTCGAGGATTAATTGTTCGCTTGGACTTCCTCAACTTGTGCATAAACTCCTGCTTCGGAAACGAGTGACACAGCGTATCACGTGAGTGTTCAGCCTCCCGAACAACTGGGAGTCCGAATCTCTTCGCCTGACGCTGAAGATCAGTGTGCGGAACACGTGAGCAGGCAGAGTCATATGCCTGGCGTAACTGCTCCTTACGCCAAAGTGGAAAATTGGTGTCAAGAAGATACTGATCAAAGTCCAGTGGGTCATCTGGATGGACACCAGCGCATTGACGAACAAGGCCATCAGAAACAGTAAGCGGCTCCGTATTGTGAATGAGCCATGAAGAAACAAACCGTTTCAAGCCACGTAGCAAACTAGGTCTCACAGGGGGCTTGGCCATACCGACACGACAGTAAAACGATAACTCCATGTCCTCGTATCGGTGTCCAGCGGGAACAGGTGGAGCAACAAACACCCCAGACACAACAAGAGGCGGTCCCAAAAGCTGGGCAACGGGAGGAGACCCATGCCCAGAGTGAAGTCGCCTATAGATCCGGTCAGCCCTGCGATGGTCGTATGGGACGGTGCAAAGATCATGCACTCGTGCAGTAGGATCACGTGGGCCAGAATCCGGAATCGCAGCGACGGAGTCATATCCGATTAGGACGGGCTCAGACCTCCAGGGGCAGATCCTGGAGGTGAGCCGTAGCGAAAAGACGAGCGCATGCGCTGTCGAATGCAAGCACAAGCCAACACAACAGCATTCGTGGCCTCAGCAGGATCACCACTTGATGTGACCAAGTAGTTAGGAGCAAGAGCAGTAAGTGCTGATTCGAGATCAAATGTTGTTGTAAGGCAATCGGATGTGAGACGCGAGTTACGTGACGCCAATGAAATGTAATAGGCCGCAAGTGTCAGGTTGACAGGCTGGTCAACACAAGAAGTCACCCACTTCCCATCACAATATCGATCGGCGTCAAAAGTACCAAGAACACAGCGGCTCGGCTGAACTCCACGACGATTGGCGTCGAGAGTAGTGGTAAAGTCAGTGTTGGGCCCCCAACGAAGGTCATTGGACAAATGGACAACAACACAGTCATACTTGGGAGCCCCAGGATCAAGGGCCCAGGCCCACAGCTTCATAAATGCCCTCCAAGTGCAAGCAACAGCTGCCACAGCGGCAGAAACAAGAATCCGACCCGCCCAAACGCACACAGGGGTCTTGCGAACATAAAGCCCTGGAGCCAATCCACGAACCAAAGAGCAAAGATCACCAGGAGCAAGCTTCAGAGATCTCGAAGCAATCTCAGTGCAGAAGTGGATAGCCGGAGAAGGAAGAGGAGGGAAAAGCGCTGAAATGAACTTCAGCCCCAAACACGTGGTGGAGACAAACGCCCCAGCTGCAGCAACAGTAAGAACTGAGGCAGTAACACACTTGAACAAAGAAAGAGGGGGGGCAACATGGACGGACAAACTCTTGGAGTCACAAAATAACCGTGAACCACGAACTCCAACACACCTACGCACCTCAGAAATAATCTGAGCCGGATCAAGCTCCTCCTCCAAAGGCCGATGCTGTAGAAGCGATTCAAGACCATCACCCTTACCGGGACATTTCCCTCGAACGCCGACAAAGACAGTCGTCTGCGCAAATGGGGCAAGAATATCAAGATCCCAGGAAGGGAATACACCAAGAGGTGGCCGGTCCGGAAGAGTAGCATCATCAGTATGTGGACCCTCACCCAACCCAGAAGGTGCAGTGGGAAGCATTGTGGCAGCGCGAACTCCAAAACGGCCTGGTACCACAATGGCGCCACCACCAGGTCCAGGTGGTGGTGGAGGGGGACAAGCCACCATCGCATGTGGTGGTGGGGGAGCAAGGGGAATAGGAGGAGGTGGTGGTGGACGCGGGGGCCTCGGCTCCGTAGAACCAGACTCACCATCTTCCTCCTCATCTCCTTCGGTCGGATCATGCTCACTAGCACGACTTGGCCTAGGTGTTGCATAATCAGCAGGGTCATCAGAGCCATGGTCATCAGCTGCTGGTAAACCAATGAGAGCCTGAACAAGCGGCAAAGGGAAGTCTGGAGGTGGATGCATGTCACTTGGGGCCAGCATGGCTTTCAAATGGGCAATGAAAGCCAGTGGAACACCACGGAGTGGGTCACGATCTTTCCGCAACAACGCCCGGCGAATGGACTCAACAATCTCAATAGTCGGGCCAGTAACCGGAAGATTCAACCTCCGCGTAATCTCACGCGCTTGAGATCTGCGGATTGGTAACCCACACCATGTGTCTGTGTTCCCATTCCGAGCATGTAACACTCGGTTGGCAAGATGTCTGCCACCAGACCTAAGCTTACGGAACTTCTCCGTAAACAACTCGCGAGCATGTAAAACAATAGATGACAGATGTACGAACACACGCTTGTCAACAATTGTAAACAACGCAGACGCTTGGGTCTTACAGACATCTGGAACAAGAACAGAAACAAGACCAACACCCCGGCGTGAGACGTCGACAACACGCCTCGAAAAAGCGCTGACTCCACGGGAAACACGAACAGCAACGGTTTGGATCCCAGGCTTCCCTGAAAAGGTCCGCCAAACCTGTTGAGGATCAAGTAACCTGGCCCGGACACGAGCGTAAATGCCTGGGACTGGAAGCACTGGAAATTCACGCTCATACTGCTCCTTACCAAAAGAATGGTAGGCTTGTGGGCTCGAGTAACGTAGAACCTCATCCTGGTGAACATGCTGCTGCAAAGTCAATGCCGGGGTGTATACCCCGACATCCCTAAGTCGGCACGGCCCCTCGTCCCCATCAGGGTTAACAGCCATGCAAGCACAGCTGCCCGTGATAACCCTGGGGGCTGGTAGAATGGATGATGTGATTTTTTCCATTCCAGTTGTTTGTTTTGGCATATCTGGCAATGTCGATGCCCCCGGTAAGTGTCGGGACCACAGGCGCCCTCCGCGGGGTTCCGCCCCGTTTCCATTCTCCCGCAGCGCGGCACCGCTTAGTTTCATGCCACCATGCCAGGCCGACACCTGCTAGTGGCAATCACAAACGGCCAGAATCAGGGACTGCACTCTCGGTCTGCGCGTTGGTAATCGGCACCAAAAGGCACCTCCCAAACACAACAGCCCTCGTGCATGCCCCCGCCGGAGACCTGGTTACCAGCTGCCCAACCAGAACACCAGGCATTTTTCACTGGGGAATTGAAGGAGACGGGAAGTACAGGCATAGTAGTGAGAACGAATGGAGTGGAAAAAGAAAAAAGGTAAAGGAGTAGGATGAGTGAGAGAGGCATATGGAGAGTGTCAGTTACACATCAATGGGGCCCTTACGACGCTGCCCTGAAACAGCTCCAGGTTGTGTAACTACAAGCTGAGCAAGTGCTTGAGTGGCCGATGCAGGTCGTGGCAAGGGCCGCTCAACACGCAAATGGACTGGCTGATCGAGAACAAGATCCGCTTCAGGATGTGGAATAGGATCGCGTCCAGATTGTGGAACTGGAAACACAAATGGGAAAGGTCGATCCCGGACTGGCCGACGCACCGTAGCAAGAGCAAATGGAGTTGTCTCAGCCGTGGGCGCAAGCCGCACATCGCCAAAAGAAAACACTGACGAATGATTGGGTGTCCAGGATGCAAAATTCGGGGTATATGAATCAGCACAAATTGGAAAGATTGCCCACCCCGAATCTTCATAGGAGTATAGAACTGACATTACCATCCTTGAGACAACCTGCATGTACTCAAAGACATCAAATGACTGGGCATAGACTAGATTGCTGTTTCGAAAGAGCCATGGCCACGAAGAAGCTCCAGCGGCGTACATCCCTGTAACGGAAGACGCAGTAATGTCAGTGGGCAACGCACCATAAACAGGCACAGTACCAAGATTGGTGAGATAGGCCACAATGTACCCAGCAACATAAATGGGACTGCCAGCTGTATGACCAGTTGGGTTATCACGATGATCAAGAGCAATCAACATGTTCCACAAAATGTCCCATCTGAAGGTGCCAATCCGATCAAAAATGACACCAAGTGACCCAGCAGCAAGTGTGAACCCATTCCAAGAATTGAGCTGCGTATTGGTCCTCGTAAAGACAAATCTCACACTAGGGGCAGGAAGTGAAGTGGGAGTGGCCGTAGGGATCATAGATAACAATGAAGCATTGGAGGATGAACTCAAAGGGGCAATTGGAAACGCAGTACCACCAAAAGGAGTGAGGGCCTCACTTTCATAGTCCTGCGGGGTGGTCTGAGAGGGGTATGGCAACCCCCTTGGTGTGTACATTAACTCCGTTCAGAGACCTCACTCTCCGGGAGGTCTCCTACTGTAAATGGGTTTGTGTAGATGTCATGAGGGGTTCCTGGAGTAATGGCAAATGTGCCAGCATTGGCCAACTCAGCCTCAATGTGGATTTCAACCCACCCAATGGTTGTAGTAGCGACCACACCGAGCCCATAGGTGCCAATAAACCAACCACACTTACGTCCATCCGACATAAATGTTTGGTTTGCCGCCGACACACCAGTATCCACGAAAGATTTGAAAAGAACATCATTTCGTGTCCGCAATGGGGCAATGGGAGCTCCCTGCCAGGCACGTGTTGAGGTACGTTCCTCCCGAACGACCCAATCAGCCAACGTTGCAGGGAGGGCAGCATTCACAGTGTTGTACTCAGGGGAGGTAAGCACCTGTCCCCCCATATCAACCTGAGAAATTGGGCAATATAATGCTGTCACACGGAGCAGCCGCACTTTCTCATAGAGCGTATACATCTGGATGAGACGGGCAAAGCGGCACGGATCAAGGAGCAGGCCTCCAACTTTCATTGCCCCCGCTGCTGATGCTTTGACCTCAACAGCGCAAGCAAACCTGGCCCGAATGGTGGGTGCAACAGGCCCAGGCAAGCCTCGCAAAATACGGGGCATAGCAAAAGATTCAGATTGACGCCCACTCGGCCTCCGGATCGGAGCTTTGCGAGTGGATAGAACGCGTCTCTGTGAAGGTCGCAATGGACTGCGGGGCTTTAGGCGGCGGGTTGCAATACCCTGACGCGCCTGCTGCCCTGCACGGTGAACTCGTGGCTTAGCCACGACGCGCTTCTGCGCGGAAGATTTCCTTTTTGAGGGATGTTCCAGCTAAGAAAATTGTCCAGATACCCGCTGGGCACGGGTTGTCTCCTGCAACCGCAGGAGGCTGGGCGGACCCAAAATGACAGCCTCGGCTTAGGAAAAGGG